GTGGTGTAATTGCGCAGCACGGTCTCGCCGTTGACGGTTTCCTCGTAGAACACCTTGGCCATGGTCTCTTCCTCGCTCATAGCTTGAACACCTGCAGGCTGAAGCCGTCCGGGTCGGCGAGAACGCCGTCCGAGCGCGCCTCGATCGTCATCGAATAGGCGTCGGCCGCGGTGGCGCTCATCGCCACCGAGCCGCCCGCCATGAAGACGGGCGCATAGCGCCCCTCGATCGGCTGGATGAAGAACACCAGGTACTCACCCGGGCCGAAGTAGATCGCCCCGCCGATATTGAAGCCGCCGTCGAGGCCGCTGATGTCGCCATCCGCCACGGCCAGGCCGAAGGCCGCCGCCGCAATGGTCGGCGCCGAGGGCGGCGCCAGAGGTGGTGCCAAGCTGACCGGCCCCTCCATCAGCTCCTCGGCGAAACCAGGCTGCGGGTTGGCATAGATGCCGACGACATTACCGGCCTCGTCGCGTTCGAGATAAGGCATCAGGCGTCCCTCCCGCGGCGGTCAATGTAGCCCTGCGTTTCGGTGGAATTGGAACTGAGCGAACCGCCAGAGAACGAAACCTGGATGGCGAGCTGTGCCGATGTGTTCGTGACGAACAGCCCGTCCACCGGGGCCACGGCAAAATGATCAACCAGCGTCGTGGCGACCACTGGTCGCTTCAGCGCCCCGGCGACGCCATCGGCGAAGAACGTCACCGCCTGCCCTGTCGTGGCCTGCCTCTGCGATTGCCTGAAGATCGGCCAGACCACGATGCCGGTGGGCACGCTCATCGTTAGCGCGGTGTCCGCCGCCGCCGTGGAAGTGCGGTCGACGATTTCGGTCTTGTAGAGGAACCGATCGCCGATCTGGTAGAATGGCCGGATCACCCCGCCTGACCGGATGAAGGAACTGATCCGGCGACGGAACGTGTATCCGCTCGGCATGGTCGGGGCCGTCGGTGATGCCGACAGGAGGACATCAGCGGCCCCATCGGCTTTGCCGATCAGGTGGGCAAAATAGGTTCCGTCCGCGATCGCGCCCGTATCCAGACCACCATTGCCCGAGCCCGCAGCCCACGGCGCGTCGAGGCGCTTGGTCATGGCGGCAGGGAGGACAAGCCGAACTTCGTTCGACACGTCGGCCGCATATCCCAAGGCAACGTCGATATCGTTCGTCGGATCGGATGCGTTGTTTCCGGTCGTCAGGCCCCAGATGTGTCCCGGCAGGGTGTCAGCCAGGATATTGGCGCGCGCCTGCCGCTTCTGTGCATCGGTCAAACCCTGCGCCGCATCGACGCGAACCCGGTTCGCCAGCGCAGCCGCGGTTGACGCTCCGAAGTCGGGATCATCGCCGAGAGCGGCCGCCAGTTCGTTCAGCGTGTCGAGCGTCGCAGGCGCGGCATCCACCACTGCCGCCATGATCAGCGTCTTCACCTGATCCACAGTCAGCTTGACCGCGAGCCCATCCCGCATGGCCGGGAATACGTGCTGCGCGCTCGGATTGACGGTGGCCGGGAGTTCGTCGATCCGCAGATTGCTCATGCGTCGAGCTCCAGCTTGAACGTGCCGTTGACGTAGTTCGAGCCCGGCGGGTTAGCCGGGACATAGCCGAGCGTGCGCGCCGTTCCGCCATAGCGGTTGACGGTCCGGGTGAAGCCAATGATGTGCTCGGCGTTCGGATCGGAGGCCGGGCTGACGTCGGTCTCGGACAGATAGGCGCGCGGCGTGCGCGCGAAGTTGCAGGTGTAGCCGACGGCGCCAGTGGGCGCGGCCGTCACCTCGACCGTCGTTTTCTCGACCATCAGGCGGAGCCGAGCCTTGTTCGCGAGGTTGGTGATCGTCGCGACGTTGGACGAATTGGTGATCACCCGCGCGATCAGCATGTCGTCATAGGTGGAATCGAAGGCCGCGTTCGTCTCGACCAGCGCCGTGGGGTTGTACGTGCCCGATGCGGTGTCGATGAGCCGGAACCCGTTCACCTGATCCCAGCGCAGGTGATAGGTCTTCGACGGATCGGTCAGGAAATCGGTCTGCGCCGTGGTGACACTGAAAATCCCTCGATGGAGGAAGTCCACGCCGCCGGGCAGCCGCACGGTTCCCGTGGATGGCGCCGTGACGACGATCCGGCCGTCGGTATTCAGCACCTCGGGATAGACCGGCAGCCGTGCCCGTGCCTGCGTCATCAGCACGTATCCTGCGGGGTTGCCGCCGGTGGCCGCTGCGATCAGCGCAAGGATCGCATCGACGGTTGTGCTCGACGTGGAATCGTCGCCGGCAATGCCCGCCTCGTCGTGGATTGCCCCAAGCTCCGCCTGCAGCTGCCAGATCAGCCCATTGAACAGGGACTGATCGGCGGCACCACACGGGAAGCCGTTCTCGCGTTCGGTGGACGTGGGAAAGCGGCGCTCGGAATCCTGTCCAAACGGTACATTGAAATCTGCCATCTAGGAGCCCTCTGGGAGGTCAGTTGCAGGAGTACGGGTGGACGTCGATCGGGCAGACCCAATCCGCACCCTGGGTGATCTGGCCGACGGAGATCGCATTGCCGTTCTCGTCGGTAATCAGGTCGCCGTTCTCGGTGACGAGTGCCGGGTCATCGAGGAACGGCTCGCAGAAGCCGCCCCAGCCTTCGCCGAAGCCGAACACCGGAAACCGCGTGCCGAAATGGAAGCGGATCTTCATCCCGAGCGCGATCGGCAGGACGCGGGGATAGAGCTGCAGGACCGCTATCTCTGCGGCGGTCAGTTCCCGGCCGGGCGCGATCACCACTCGGCGGTTCGCGTCGTCGATGATGAATGCCGTCTCGCCCCAGAGCGTCTGGATCGCGGCCGTCAGGCTGGCCCGATCGAACTGCCGCATGAACTGGTAGCGGCGTACCTTGAGGAACTTCCGGTAGAGATCGTCGTCCTCAAGCGTGACGTCGGAGAAGCCGCGCTCATCGCAGGCGGCCCACGTCGAATTGTCGTCGCAGAAGCCGGCGATCAGATAGCCAAGCTCCACACCCTCGCATTCGAAGCCGAACACCGGCTGAACGTCGCAGACGCAATGCGTGCGCGGCCAGCCGAGCGCCTTGCCGATCAGCGTCAACTGGTCGCCGACTGCGGTCTCGATCTCGAAGAACGACGGGATGGCGTCGATGGCCTCGGCGGCCTCCTGCACCTGACGGAGCGCGGTGCGGATCACATGCAGGAGCTTCGGCGATTCCCGATACTGGGTGAGGACTCGGTCGATCCGCGGCTCGACCATATCGCCGACACTCACGCGACAACCTCGACGGTGGTCAGGTCGGTGGTCAGCGATGCGATCTCGATAAACCCGATGCTGGCCACACCCAGCGGATCGAGACCGTCACGGGACGCAGAGATGCCGACCACTTCGACGCCATCGTGCCGGCTCTCGATAAGCTGCCGCACAGCATAGAAGGTGACGTCCTTGCCGTTCGTCCGGGTCGCCATCCAGTCGGCGACGAGGCCGTTGCGGACGGCGGTCGGCGACGGCGCCGGGCAGTTGAAGCGGTCGGCGGAAACCCGAACCTGGACGTTCAGCGTCACCGGGATATCGATCGGCCGTACGATGTAGAGGGATCGGCAGTAGCCATCGATCTGCGAGTCCACCACGGCGTTGCCGTAGGTGACGGTGCCGGGAACGAGGAAGCTGCGTATGGTGTTCGCGACGTCCTCGTCATCTCCCCCGATGACCGCGATGGCCAGGCCACCGGGCGGGACGCCGTTCTCATCGATCTCGCCGCCGCCGTTTACGAAGACCATGACGTAGGAGACGCCGGGGATGCTCGCGACGGCGGCCTCGATGTCCTGCACGTCCACCCTCGCCTGCCCGGCGTTGGTGATCCGCTGCCGATAGGCCTCGTCGGATGCGCCGTTGCGACTGACGAGCCGATAGCGGCCGAGCGCGTCGAGGTTGACCTGCTCCGCCTGGTCCGGGTCGCGCGCCTGATAGGCCTGCAGCCCGATCTCCCAGAGCTCGGTGATGATGTCGGCCAGAAGCCCGTTCAACTGACCGAAGGGGCTCTGCGGCGTCTGGATCACGCCGGGGCCGAACTCGGTCACCATCTGCTGTTCGATCTCGGACAGGATGGTAGCGAGGTTCTTGCGGACGAAGCCGGTGGGCTGGACGCCGTAGCTCATACCTGGGCCTCTTCATCGTATTCGGTCGCGAGCGTCGCGCGGGTGACGTTGATCCCGCGAAGCGTGCGGTTGAACGAGAGCGAAAACGCCTCGATCGCCGTCACGCCGTCGGTCTCGATCAGCTCTTTCTTGATGACGCTCTCGGACAGCGCCGGGTCGAACTGCCGACCCATGATCTGGTCGAGCCAGGGCACGCCGCACGTCGTGTCGATGAACCACTCGCCAGCATAGGTCATCACCCGCTGCCGGGCGTGCTGGCCGATAGCCTCGGCGTCTTGCACCATGTCGAGGTCGCCGTCAGCGGTCAGTGCGAGGTCGTGGATGCCGTTCTCGTTCGGGCGCAACGCGAGGCCGATGCGGGAGACCGTCATAGTGCCATCGCCCTCACCTTCGCCGCCAGGTCCATCAGCGCTGCGCGGTTCTGCAGCGCGTGTCCGGTGCCGGCTGACGAGCCGTAGGCGATCGCCAGTTGATCGGAAGCGACGAGCTCCATGAACGTCGCCAGGATGTCGTAGAGGTTGCCCTCGCTGCCCTCGATCTTGAACTTGCCGTCGGCCGAGCCGCGGAGCCCGAACGATCCATCCTCGCTGAACCGAATGTGCGTGTTCGCAGGGTCGAAGTTCTGGATCGGGCTCGAGATGCTGTCGCCGCCGACGACCGTCCCCGTCATGTCGGACAGGTTGAACGACCGCTCGGACGCCGCATCGTAGGCGCCGCCATCGACGTCATAGCTGGTGCTGTCCCGCATCTTCGGCGTAAGCCGGACACGATCGCCGACCTTCACCGGATGCGTGATGGCGCCGTTGCCGGCCCGCGGGAACTCGATCGGGACTTCCTGCAGGTCCGCCACCTGTGTCGGGACGCCGGCTAGGTTCTTCTTGTAGAAGGGCCGCACGGTGGCGGTCTGTTTGGCTGGGTCGAAGGCGACGATCTCGCCATCCATCGGCCCCCACTGGTCCTCGCGCTCGTTCCTGATGCGTGTGTCGATCAGGTCTTCCAACAGGGTGTTGGTCTTGCCGATATAGCCGTGGCCGCTCATCGCTTCAGCTTCTCCTTCGCCACGCCCTCGTCGACCTTGCCGCCGGCCACGCGCTCGCCATGGATCGACACCTTGAAGTCGCCGTTCCGGTTGTTGCCCTGGAAGTCGCAGGAGCCGACGCGGTACATCCCGCCTTCGGCATTCATCTCCAGCGTCTCGCTCTCGATTTGCACCCGGCGGCCGGGCCGGATCTGCGGGTTGAGAAAAGCGTCGGCCTTCACGCCGTTGTCGGTGATGGACGGCACGCCGATGAGGCCGGTCGATGGCGTCAGGAGCGCGATACCGCCGAGATAGCCATCGCCGGGCACCACCTCGAACGTCTCGTTCTGGATCGACCAGTGCAGCTTGTTGCTGCGACCGATCCGGTCCATCTCCCGCGAGCAATCCCCGCAGGCCGAATAGGGTCGCTTGAACGCCGGAAGATCGTCCAGCCCCTTCACCTCGCCGCGGGCGATGCCTTCCTTCTCGAACTGCGCCTGCAGCTCATCCACGACCTCGCCAACCTTCGTCCCGGCCGGAAAGGTCTTGTTGATCGTCGCCCGGCGGATCGCGGCGTCCCCATCGCCGCACTGGACGGTGCTTATGATGTCGTCGCCGTCGCGCTTGTGCTCGACGTCCCGCAGCGTCCCAGCGAAGATGACACCGACGTTCGATCCACCTTCTGGCGGGATGTAGCCGGCCTCCAGGACGATGCCGTCGAACTCCTTGCCCATCGCGTTCCGTGTGCCTTCGGCGAGGTTCCAGATATCGATCAGCGCGGTGTTCGCGGTCGAGGACAGGCTCTTGGAAATGGCGAACTGGATCTGGATCTGCTCGTCGGTCTCGTCGCCCGGGTTAATGGTGTGGACGACCTTGCCGTTCTTGCGCAGGTAGACCCGCGCCTTCCGCAGATAGAAGGCCGACATCAGCCCCTCGCCGCGATGGCCATTGCGATATCCGCATCGGTGAAGTGGTAGAGCCGCACCACGCCGTTCGGCAGTTCGTCGCGACCGGGCGCCGCCGTACCGCCCTCCTGCGCAGTGGCGGCCACCAGATGGCCGATGCCGAAGTTGAACGCCGCCAGGAGATCGACCCCGAGCACGATCCGGCGCCCGTGCAGGACCGGCTCGTCATCGAGGGACAGATCCAGCGACCAGCGATCCGAGAATGGCGCATAGCGCAGCCGGAACGTCGCCCGGCGGTTCAGGAGGACGACGGAGAACTCCTGATCCGCCGCGTCGATCACGGGTAGCTCGATCATTGCGTGAGCCCATAGAGGATGGAGGAGCCCCGGCCGCTGTCAGCCGGGACGGGGGTGGTGCGCGCGTCGCCGCGGTTGACCGTGCCCGATGCCCGATCGACCGTTGCCGGCCCGGATGCTCGGGACGCCGCAGGCGTGGCCGCGCGGCGCGATTTCGCCCCGCCGGGGTTCTTGCCCCCACCGGACGACGCCTCGCTGCCCCTGCGCCCGCTCTCGCCGCTGGCGGACGCATCGCCGGGCACAGAGGCCGACGAGACGATCAGCACCTTCTGGAACTCGACCTTGCCGCGGAACACCCGGCTGAACTGCGAGGTCCGCTCGGGGGCGATGCGCTTGATCAGGAGATCTGTATGGACATCGAAGCCGGACACGACGGTGAACGGGATGCGCGCCGCCTGCCATGCCTTCAGCGCCTGCCAGGTCACCGCCGCGTTGTCGGTGACGACGTTCCATGCCAACCGCTCGGGCTCCATGTGCGCATGGTCTGTCGCGACGGCACCGTTCTCGAGCGGGATCTCCGTGATCGACAGCACGCTTTCCGGCTGCTCGGATTCCACGACGGCGATCGGCACTGGGCCGATGGCTCGGGAGAAGAGGATCGCGCTCATGGGGCCGCTGCCGACTGTGCGACCTGCGGACGGGACCGGACGGCGCCGCCGACAGAAACGCCCGCATTGCTGCGAAGTCCATTCAGTGCCGTCTGAGCCGTCTGGACCTTCGCCATGAGCTGAGTGATGTCGAGGTCAGCCCGTGCACGGATCGGCGCGTTGAGATCAGCCATGGCGACCTTCGCCTGGTTGTAGCTCGCCATGAACTCCGTCGTCTCAAGGAAGACCTTGGCGCTTGCGGCCATCCCACTGATAGAGGCGAGAGCCTTGCCGATCGCGGTAGCTGCGGCGACGCTGTCTTCCTCGCTGACGCCGTATTCGATCCGAAGAGCCTCGGCCTGCTGCCGTCCCGACCGAACCAGATCGGCCATTCCGGTCGACCCGCCCGTCGATGACGGGGCACGTGCCGACTTCCCGGTGGTCGAGACCTTTCCAGCGCCGGGGTTGGCCTGCGCCGTCCCGCCGGCGCCCGGCAGCATCGCATCGAGCGAAGCCAGAGTGGCTTTCAGGCTTTCGATCGCCGACTTGATGGATTCGATCGGCGAGGACAGCGCGGTCAGGACCGACGCCACGTTCTCCATCGCAGCGGACAGGTTGTTGATGCCGGTCGTCATCAGGTCGATGGCGAACTGGCCGGGATCGGTGACCAGTTGCTCAAAGCTCTTGAGCGTCCGGTCGATCATCTCCGCCGGGCGCGAGAGGATGCCTTCCATCTGCAAGCCGAGGTCCGGCATGTCTGGCAGGGTCAGGGCTTCTGCAATGCGGTCGCGCACCGAGCCGAGGCTGTCAGCGAAGCCGGTCGCCGCGGTCTGCAGCGCCGTGAACTTCTCCTTCAGCCCGTCGAGAGCCTGCTGACCCTCCTTCGTGGATCCGACCAGGCTGTTGTCGCCGTTCAGTCCCGAGATGATGTCGTCCATCGCCAGCGCGGCAGCAACGAACGGCACCCGGCGAGCGACCGCCATGAGGATGCCGCGGCCCATGGCCGACGATGCGAGAAGCCCGGCGCCGAGACCAGCGGCCGACATGCCCTTGGAAAGTCCGGTGACGCGAGACGTGAGGTCGAGAACACCGTCGGCGGCGTGAAAGAACGCCGCCCCGACGCGCCATGCCTGGGTCGCCAGATGCGTGGTGGTGTTCAGGGCGGCGATCAGGCCATCGCTGATGCCTTTCGCCACATCGCCAGCAAGACCGCTCTCGAATGCTCGGTTGGTGAAGTCGAGGACGCCTTGCAGCCGACGCTTGATGTCGTCGTAGTAGCCGGCACCGCCGATCTCGCGCAGGAATTCCGTCCAGTTGTCGGCCAGGTTCGACGTCATGCCGACCCAAGTCTTCGACTGTTCGTCCATCGCGCCGTTGAACCGGCCGAAGATGCCCATCAGGGCCTTCTGGATTTCGACGGCGTCCTTCTTCACCGTCTTGGTGAGAACCTTTCCGTTCTCCGTCCAGGTGTAGGTGATCTGGTCGCCCGCCTTTTCGGCGCGGATGCCGAATTCCTTCAGGCGCTCGTTCTCGCCGGTCACCGCATCTGCGATGGCCTCGACGCCAGACATAAGCGACTTGCCCATGGCCGATGCGGCATCGCCGACCGTCCGCAGCGAGCCGTCCATCGGATCGATGCCGTAGGACTTCAGACGGACGAAGGCTTCCGTGACCTGGCCCGCTTCATAGGGCGTGGTGCGGCCGAACTCGGTGATCCAGTCCATCGACCGGCGGGCTTCTTCTGCCGACCCGGTGATGGTCTTGAGAGTGGCTTCGTAGGTTTCAAACTGCGCGTTGACCGTGGCGATCGAACTGACGAATTCGCCGACCTGCCGGCCAATCGCGAGGCCACCGAGTGCTCCAATCGCGGCCCCGCCGAGCGCCACCAGCGCCGTGGAGAAGCTGCGTGCCTTCCGCTCGGCGCCGTCCAGCCCCTGGTTGAACTTCCGCAGTTCGCCCTCGCCGCGAACGTCAAAGCCAAGGATAGCGACAAGCTCGTCAACGATCATGAGTTGCGAACTCCAGTGCGAGTGCGGATATAAGGGAAGTCAGGAGGACGAGATGGGCCAGAAAGCAGTTCAGGGCTTTTGCACACGCGAAAACGAATGGGTGATGGCCTATGAGAATAAGCCGAACCACATTCTGCACTTGCTGCTGACGATATTTACCGGCGGCCTGTGGCTGATCGTCTGGATCATCGTCGCGAACGGGGCGAAGGGCCCGGTCTGCAGCCGTTGCGGCAGCTCGACCCTCTCCGCGAAGGATAAGGCCGAAGTGGATCGCCGCGCGATGAAGCGGCAGGTCCTCGCCGACCAGAAGGAATACGCTGAACCCGCTACGTGGGAAATGACAGCACTGAAAGTGACCCTCGGAGCTCTGGCGGTCCTGATCTTCGCGGCGTTCTACGTGTCAGCCTGACGGCCCGTCCTTCTCCATCGCCCGTTCCTGCAGGGCGCCCTTCAGGTCCAGCGCCTCGTGCATGTCGAGCAGATCGGTGAGCGTCACCCACTGATTGAGGTCGCCCGGCGTGCACATCGGCGGCTCAGATATGACCGGCCGCCACAGAAACAGGTTCAGGTTCGGCGCGATCTTGCCAATCTCGGCCTCGCTCAGGGTTTTGCCGGAAGCTTTCGCGCTCCATTCGCCGTGAGTGCGGTAAAAAAATCACCGAACTGCTCCTGAAGGACGAAGCCGACGACCGGAAGAATGCCCTGCAGGTTGCCGGTGAAGTCCTGATCCATGATGACCCGGCGATAGCGGCCACCATCCTGCACCTCGGCAAGCTGGACGATCTCTTCCACCAGGTCGCCGAAGGCTTCCGGGTCGATGGTCGCAGCAATGGCATTCAGCGCATCAATCGCTGCCTTCTGCTGTGCCGCCTCGTCCGTCCGGTTCGCCAGCGCAGTGATCAGCGCCGGCAGCGCCGGGCCGATCACCTTCGTCAGCTTCGCCTGCAGGACGACCGCCCGCTTGGCGAGGATCGGCGTCACCGAGTAGAGGACGCCGTCGATCTTCTTTTCAGCCACGGATCACCTCAACCGTTCGGGATGCTGCGGTCGTACTGCGACGTCCACAGCACCCATTCCCGCATGGTCGCGGCCTTGCCCTTCTCGGTGGCCGGCGCTTGCATGATGAAGCACTTGTCGGCCGTGCCCCCCTCGCCCGAGCGCCGGTCCTGGACGGTAAATGGAACCCCGTCGAGCCCGCCTTCCCGCTGCTGTTCCAGAAGCTGCGTCAGGTAGCGGTGCGTCGGCGACGTGTGCTGCAGCTTGATCGAGATCTGCGACCCCTTGCCGGCGTGCTGGGAAAAGATGCCGGAGCCATCGGCACCGATCAGGCCGGTGCCGATATCCTCGCCCTCGGAGACGGCGATCGCATCGTCGCCTTCCCACATGCCGAGGATGGACCGCTGATTGATCGTCGCGGTCACGTCGATGTAGCTGTACGCGGAGGTCTGTGCCATGTTCCGAGGCCCCTATCAGTAGCGGACGTTGATCTGAGCCTGCGCGTAATGCACAGCGCCGGCAGCGCGATAGTTGACGACGATCGGCGGGGCGATGCGCGCCTTGCGCTGCGATGCCGGGACCGAGAACACGTCCGGGACGATGATCTCGTAGGGCGGCAGACGCTCGCCAGTCTCCTCGTCGTAATCCACTGCCACGAGCCCGGCCCGGTCGGCCTGCTGCATGACCGTGCGGGCGCCCGATGCCAGAAGGTTCAGGCCGGGATTGTCGAACGAGACGCGGGCGTTGTTCAGGAGGACGCCGAGGATCTCCTCCTCCATCCGCGCGACCATCCAGTCGCCCGAGTGGATTTCGTCGATGAAGACGTTGGGCGTCAGCGTGGTGCCGAACTGGGTATGGTTCCTGCCGCCGATATCGACATAGGCGTTGGCGACGTGGCCGCTGATCTTGTCCTCACCCAGCGCCGGCACGAAGCCGGTGATGGCCTGGAGCGCGGCAGAGCCGATATCGGACGCCGGCAGGCCCCGGATGAACTTGAACGCGCCGGTGTACGCCGAATTGGCGTTGTCGAAGCTGTAGGTGCCGAGGAAGGCCGCCAGAGCGAAGCCGGGGAAGTAGGCCGCGTTGTCGTGCCAGAAGATCGCCGTGCGCTCGACGGTGCCCTTGTAGCGGGCCGCGACGTTGGTCGTGTCGGTCTCGTCCTTCATCAGCGCGTCGTTGGACGTGATCAGCGCCATCTTGCGATGCGCCTCGATCCACGGAATGACGCCGTCGAGCAGCGGGCTGTCGCGGAGGTCGGTCTCGACATCGAGCCAGTACCAGCCGGGATCGACGTCCTGGATGGCGTCCAGCGCATCGGTCAGCAGCGCGGCCTTGGCGGCTGCATCGGCGCCTGCATCGACCGCGTCGGCGTCGTAGTAGCCGGCCTTGATCTGAAGCGGCGACGGACGCTGCGAGAACGCCTGCTGGGCAGCCAGATAGAAGTCGTCGGCCGCATCCCAGTCGGCGGCGACCTCTTCCATCGATCCGTAGACCTTGGTGAGGTTCGTCGCGTCCAGTTCGCCGGCCACTGCCGTCGACGTCAGGAACAGCGGAACGCCGAAGCCGCGACGGCTCGGGAATGCGTCCTGCCGGGTGAGCTGCACGTTGACGACACGGGAATACGGAAGTCGTGCCATGGAGGGAACCTCATGGTTGAAGCCCTAACCGGGCCAGGCTTGATGATGGGAGGGCGGTTGCCCGGTTAGACCCGGCTCGCTTCGACCGGGGCAGTCTCGGCGACGTCGATGACGAGGCCGTCGCGGACGATGCCGCGGATCTCCAGATCCATCTGCGCCCGCGCCTGCCACTCCTCGTTCAGGAGTTCGGTCGCGTCGCGGATCTGCGAGGTTTCGAACAGGGACAGCGGAGCGAGGCTTTCCAGCGCCGTCGGCACGTGCTGCGCCGTCTTGATCTTGCGCAGAAGCGTCTTCCCGCCATCGCCGTAGACGTTCAGCGAGAACATCCAGAACCATTCACGCACGGGCGCTTGGCGGATCGTCTCGTCTTCGGTGCCTTCGTCCGTCACCGGGTATTCAATCTCGCTCGGGTGCTCATGCATCGCGTCCGACATCGTCAGGTTGATGACGCCGTAGGGTTCTGCCGGTGGCGGTGCGCCCTGGTAGCTGTCGATCCAGAGGATGCCGGTTGCCGTGGCGATCCAATTACGGGTGGCGTCGAGAACATCGGTCTCGGTCATCGCAGCGCCCCGAGAATGGCCCGCGTGTAGCCGCCGAGCTTCTGCCAGTCGTCAGCCGAGAGGACCTTGTAGGTGGTCGTGCCGTCGATGATCCGGTCGCCGGATTTGAGCGCGGTGCGCGTGATGCACTTGGCCCGCGCCTCGTTGCGGATGGTCGATGGGAGGTTGTCGAATTCCTTCCCGGCCAATGGCTGCACCGATGCACGGATCGTGGTGGAGACCGGCGGCGCTGGCACCCATTTGCCGTTCACATAAGACCCGGCGTTCGGATCGCTGCGCTCGTGCGTGACGAGCGTCGTGGTGTGCCCGTTGAAGGCGGCGGCGAGGTTAAGCATCGTCCACCTTCCACGTCACCTTCTGGCGCATCTCACCGGTGTCGATCAGAGGGTTGCTGCTCCCCTTGAGCGCGATCGTCACCGGGCTGTTCGGCGGGCTGGCGAGCGACGTGATCTCACTCTGGATATCGCCCTGCGCCAGTATGCCGAGGCGAGAGAGGATCGAATTCAGCGAGGCGCTGCCGTGCAGAATGCTCTTGGCGCCTGAAGCCATGGCCCGCTGATACTTGCCGCGGTTGCCGCGCATGGAATTGCGCATGAATGGCCGCTCGGGGATTGGCCCGCCCCAGCCGCCGCCGCGGGTGCCGAACTCGTTCCAGATCGCGCGCATGACTATGTCGCCATCGGCCTTGCCGGCCGGGAAGCCGACCCTGACCTTCGACGGCCCCTTCAGCTTCAGCGCCAGATCGCTGACATCCCGATAGGTCCGGCGCTGCACCTTGGCCGTGAACATCAGGCCACCATCGGCCCGCCGAAATTGGCCCGCCGCAGCGCCAGGAAGCGCTTCCCGTATTCGGTGGCGGAAAGGCCAGACAGATCGCCCGACGCGGCTCCTGCCCCCTCGCTTGTCCCGGCATAGCTGACCTGCACCTCGCCGACGCGGTAGGACTTCACCGCCCCCGTCGTCGTCATGCTGGACGTGCCGTTGCCGTTGGGGTTGGCCCGCTCGACCGCGCCTTCCGTGATCAGCATATGCGCGGTCAGCAGCATGATGGCCGGGGCATAGTCCCTCTCCAGCCATGAGGTTGAGACCGTGCCGGCCGCTTCGGTGATGACGAGCGTGACGAGGTCATCGGAGACCGCATCGAACTCGGGATACCGCGCCTTGAGATCGGCAGCGGTCGGCGCGGTGTAGGCCATCGGTCAGTCCTCGGACTTGTTCGCCTCGACGAAGGCGGCCTTGTCGTCGTCCGAGAACTCGTCGAAGCCGGACACGTCGTCCTTGCGCAGGCCCTTGGTGACCTGCTCGTCGCCCTGGAAGACGGCGAACCAGCCCGGCGAGGTCTGCTTTACGGAATAGGCGCCAGCGGGCGCGTCTGCCGTCTCGGCCGGACCCGCAGCGAAGCCGCGAAGCTCTTCCCGCTTCAGACCGGCAAGGGCTCGCTCTGCGGGCTCCTCGTCGGCCTCGATGACGCCCAGCTTCAGCCAGGTCCGCACGGCATTGCCGCCGGAGACCATCCGCCAGTTGTCGATCTTCGCCGTCTTGCCCGGCTGGACCGTGACGCCGCCCATCGTGAGCGGCGCCGTATGCTTGTTCGTGACGTTCGCCATGGTCCGCCCTCCTCAGATGCCGTCGCCGTAGCGAACTTCCTTCGGACGGCGGATATCGAGACCGCCCAGCCGGAAGACGCCCGGAACGACCCAGTGCAGCGGGCCATCCTGGAAAACCGGCAGGAACCGGTGCGGCATCGGGATGTGCAGCTTCAGCACCGACGGATCGCGGCGGTAGGCCACCATGCGTGCCGTATCGCCGGCACCAGCCGTGGAGAGGCCGCGCACCGTGCGGATCGTCAGCTCCTGGCCCGTCATCGAGGTGACGACGTTGTTGCGGCGAAGGAAGTCGAGGATCGTGCCCTGGGTATCGCCGAGACGGTTGGAGGCGAGGATGCTCAGCTTCTCGTAGGGAAGCAGGAGCGTGTTCGCCATCGCCGTTTCCTTCGTGTCGGTGGTGATGCCGAGCAGCACCTCGTTCACGTCGGCGAGGATCTGATCCTCGGTGGCGGTCGCCCAGGCACCGGTCGTCACGCTCGCGGCGGTGACCGCCGCATTGTCGATCAGGCCCTTGAAGTTCTTGGTCGCATCGCCGGCCAGAGCCACGCGATCGACCATCTCCTCGTAGGCCCGACGCGCCGCCATGGCATCGTCGTTGGAGAGATTGCGGCCGGTCATCATGGCCACGTTGATCTCTTCCCAGCCGTAGCCGTAGCCGATCGCCGCGGTGTAGACGGCGGTCTTGTGCTCGTTCAGCTCGGAGCCGGCCATCGGGATGTCATCGGCATTGCCGTTGATCCAATCGGCCCGACCGACCTTGTCGCTCGAGTAGTAGGTGACCGTCTGGGCGAACGGGTTCGCCGAGGTGTCCACCGGGATGAGCGACGGATACTGGATGTCGGGATAGACGGTCTCGTTGACCCCCTGCTCGACATGGGTGGTCTGCGACCGGACGAAGCCGGTTGCAGCCTGGGCGTCAAAGACGTGCTGGTTCATGATCGGGTCTCCTTAGCCCAGACGGAGCATGGCGAGGCCGGCACCAGAGGTGCTGGATTCCCACCGCGCATTCGGAATGGCCACGACGCCCGCGCCGACGGCAGTCTTGCCGATGACGCCAGAGGCGAGCGTGACAGTGACGATGTCGGCCGGGGTCACCGCGACCGCGACCTCGACCCAGATGACGCCCTTGCGCATAATCAGCGCGGACTCGTACTGGGCGAAGGCGTTCGGCGTTTCCGGCCGCACACCGCGCTCGCGCATGGTGATGCCGACGTAGGTCTGCGCGGTCATGCCGGAGAGATCAGACTTGCAGCCCTTGTCGGCACCGCCCTGCTGGACGACCTTGCCGAAGCCGACGCCGGCCGCCGTCTCGACGGTGCGGGAGATCAGATCGACCGGCTCCATGTTGGCCCGCATACCGGCGCGGGCCGCATCCATGGTCTCGTTGTAGGTGGACTGGACAGCCATTTACTTCGCTCCCTTCCAGGCGTCGCCGAGGCGCGCTTCGTAGGCCGTCTGGCCGTTGTCGGTGACCGGGGCCGGCTTGCCGTCGGCAAGCGCGCGAGCGACCGGGTCGGCGCCCTTCTTCGCGTCCTCGGCGAGGATGTCGAAGCGGGCATCGACGTAGGCGGCGGACTTGCCCTCGACCGCTGCATCGCCGAGCTTGGCGACCACGACGGCCTTGCGGATGTCGGCATCGGAAACGCCGGTCGTCTTCACGTCCTTGGCGATGGCGCCGGCCAGCGCGACGAGATCGCCGCGGTCCTGGACGCGCTTGTCGAGATCGGCGTCGGACAAGATCTTGCCCTTCGCGTCGTCGAGGGCCGCATGTGCCTTCGCGATTTCCTCATCCTTCGCGGCAACCGCGACGGTATGGGCGTTCTCGGCATCGGCGAGCGCCTTGGTCATGGAAGCCTTGAAAGCCTCCAGCTTTGCGGCGTCGGACGCGGCGATCTGCACCGCGCTATCTCCGACGACCACGGTGGTCAGATCAGCCATGGGAGGCTCCTTTGGAGTGTGGTCATGAAGGGGCGCGATGCCCCATGAAGGAGCCGAAGCCCCGCTGCCCGCCGCGTCACCGAAACGGGTATTGCCTGCCCTTGGATTGTTGTCGGGCAAGTATGCGACATGGTTGAACCGGAGCGGTCCCGCCTGCCGAAACTGATAGGGTGTGCCGTCCTCTGCGACGCCTTCATCGGCGACCAGCGAGACGGTGTAGCCGGCGGACAGGGACCGGGCGCCTGCCTCGATCTCTTTCGCCGCCGCGTGATCCATGATTGCCATCGGTGCGACGACATGCTCGCCATCACGGCGGATGACGCCGCCCATCTGGCCGACCGACAGGTCTTTCCAGTTCGCGGCAGTGACGACGCCCGCCGGATGCCCGCGTGTGACCGGTCGGCCAGCGAGAGACATCATGCTCTTTTCGTCAAAGACCGTGTTCGGGTCGCGGTAGACGCCGATCGGCTTGCTGGCGCGCTCGTCCGTCAGGCCAAGCTCCGCGCCCAGGTACAGTTGCACATTGCCGGCGCGAGAGACCTTCGCATCGCCGACGAGAAACCCGTCATTGGTGAAGCGAAGGCCCGATGCGTCCAGCGTCAGGCTGTCCCGAAATTCCATGGCCGCTGGCCTCGCTTTGTGTATGATGCCGTCCGATGACGACCGACCGCGAACTCAAAACCCTGATCCTCGACCTCATGCTTGAGGTGAAGGAATTGCGGATGCAGGTGCGGCGGATGGAAGAGGCCAACGAGCATCGGCACGCGATGATCTATGAGTGGTGCGCGCCGCAGGGTCTGAAGGACGCGATGGCCCGCGACTGGACCGAGACGCCCCCGCCTGTCGACATCGACGACCTTCTGAAGCAATTCCGCGACAGTTAGCGGCGACGCCCGCCCGGCTTGTTCCGCTGACCAACACCGGCCCGCTGGAATGCCTGGTTCTGCCGTTCCTTGGACCGCGCCGAAGCCATCGCCTCAGGCGTCAGTTCCTCGCTGGGTCTTGCAAAGCGGCTTGCCGTTTCCGGAAGCGGGTTCGGTGCGAATTCCTCGCCCCCGATCACAACGTAAGCCCTCGCGATACAGCGGCAGTTCGGCGGCATACCCGGCGGTAGACCATCCTCCGCTTCAGTCGGCTTGCCGTATTCGTAGATATCGCCGTCGATGGCGCGGTGCAGCCCCCTGACCTTCTCGTCATGGCTGGACGACCACTGATACTTCGTCACTCCAGCCTGTTCATGCCGGACCCGATTCATCGTGCTGGTCAGCTTGATGATCTGATCGCGGGCGATCAACTGCGCCCGGCGATCGGCGATGCCGAATTCCTTGGTCAACTGCTTGGTGAACTGCTTCACCGTCGTCCCGTTGGCGACCGCATCGTAGGCGGCTCTCTCGACCCGCTGGACGGTCGTTTGCGACAGGTTGCGGATCAGGGACGCATTCCGCTTGGCCGCGAGCCGTAGCACGTCCTCAAGGTCTTCCTGTGCGATCACCGCCCCTATGTCGATGCCGATGGCTGACCGTACGGACTGGAGCCACTTTTCTGTGTGCCGCTTGCCCTCGACCCGGAAGATGCGGCTCGCCATCTCCTCCGCGATCAGGCCCAGCCGAAGCGCGAGATCAAGCAGCCGCTGGAACCAAGGATCTTCCTCGATCGCATCGGCGGTCAGCTTGCGGCGCTCTGCCTGCGCGTTCATTTCGGCCACGACCGCCGGCACGACCTCATCCCGCGTCTGTTTCGCGATCTCCCGGACCAGAGACCGAAGCACCTTCGTGTATTCGGCGGTGGCACCGCGCGAGTCTTGGATCGGCGGCAATGTGATCGTCGGGCGGCGTGTCTTGGTGGCCGCCATGCGGGATAGGCTGTAGGACTGCACGATCAGTCCTCCTCGTCTTCCCCATCATTCGCCGCTGCCCGAAGCCGCTCCACCTGCCCCGGCGCGGCCACCACCGGCGGCACGAGCTCGGGCTCTTCGGCCTTCTCGCTGAAGTCGATCTCGTCGCCTTCCTTCTTGGCCTCTGCCATCGCGTTCTCGAAGCCCGGGTAAAGTCCGTCCTCGATGATCTGGTTCTGCCGGCCCTTGGCCAGAGCACTGTCTGGCATGACGCCGGAGTTGATGTCGATCTGGAACGCCTGCGCCTTCTTCAGCGCGACGTCCGCCTTGTCCTTCTCGGACATCTGAGAGAGCGGCGCCCAGTCGTAGTAGACCTCCGCCGGCCGCGATCCGAGCGCCGACCTGATCAGCGCCTCGTCCAGCCCATAGATCGCCGGCTGCAGTTCCAGCTTCTGCATGCTCTCGATGCGGTCGTGATAGTTTTTCATGTCGCTCTCGCCGGTGGCGTTCATGCCAGCGGGCGACTGCCCCAGAAGGCGAGTGGCCGGAATGTCGGCCGCACCTGAGACGATGATGAGGAACTGCTGCAGCACCTCGGGCAGCTGAGAGAACGCAACCTGCTTGCGGTCGTAGGTCTCGCCCGCGTCCATGATCAGCGCGCGGTTCATCGACTTGCCGACGTTCGCCAGCGTGAACCGCTCCAGCAGCCGGCTGCGATACTCCGGGTCGGCGACCATCGACATGAAGTCCGGCACGCCGAAGACGTCGATGTTGGCCTCGAAAACCAGGCTCGCGATGTTGGCCGCCGTGCTGTCCGCGTTCTTGACCGCGTCGAAGACCGCCTGCAGCGCGCTCTCGCCCCAGCCGCGGTTCACGCCCTGCGAGAGCCACACGTCCGGGTGCGGCTGCCCGACGAACACCACCAGCCGCGACGGGTGGATCTTGGCGAGCATGGTGGCGCCGGTGACCTGATAGTCCTTCGGCCGCCCGTAGGTTTCGGCGAGTGCGTCCTGATCGAGTTCGCCGGCGATCACCTCACGGCGCGAGAGCACCGTCAGATACTTCAGCCCGCCCTTGCCAAGCCCGTCCAGTCGCAGCGGCGTCTCCGGCGACTGATCCGTGCCCATGTAGATCGCCGCGCCGCCCCACAGCCTCGCCTTGATCCGGGCGTCCAGCAGCTTCTGCCACAGCCCGAGCCGCTTCTCCTCGGCCTCGATCGCCTCGATCTGCTTGTTCTCGGCCTGCCAGTCCCGGCCCTTCCGGATCGAGTCCATCGCCGGGATGTTGACGATTTTCTGCGGCAGCCAGGAGCCCTGATAGGCGTAGAGCAGCTGCTCGTCCGTGAGGAACGACGGGCCGTAGTAGGTGCCGGCCGCCTTGTCCCGGGTCGGGTCCCCCATGCCGGAGGTCAGCGCCAGAAGGCTATCCGTCTGAAGCTGAACAGCGGTCATCGATCACCTAACGTTGTCGAGCGAATACGTGCTCAGGCCGGCCATCTCGCCGACGGCATCGATGAACGGATCCACCTGGTCGTCGAACGATCCATCGGGGAACGCCGCGACCTCGGCCTCGAATTCCTTGAGCCACGGCGCCGACTTCGGCAGTACCACCAGCCCGGAGGCGCAGGACGGAACGACGTCGAGCGCGCGGGTGTACTTGTCCTTCTCGCGCTGGATCGCGATGACCGGGATGGACTTGCGCTGCAGCGACTGGATCAGCCCGGTGCCCGAGACCTTGTCCTCGATCGCCATCTTGCGCAGGTGCCCGTACCGGTCCGCGTCCATCGCCTTGCAGCGTTTCCAGAGCGCCAACGCCGTGCTTTCCAGCTCCGGCGCCTCGAACCGTCCCCGCACGAGATCGAGCAGGTAGGCTTTGCCATCCCTGCCCGCGCCCCAGTGCTCGAAGACGGTGTAATCGTTCCGTTCCTTGGTCTTCTGTGCCGTGTCGACGAAGATCCCACGCCAGGCCAGCGCTGGCGTCTCATCGTACCGGCCCCACCATTCCGTCTTGAACAGATTGCCACCGGCCACCACCGGGTCCTGCATGGACTGGCCGGCGAAGACCTGCGGCGCGCTCTGCAGGACCTTGATCTGGTCGACGGTGTGCTTCTCGGCCCATAGCGGCCCTGCCGGCAGCCCGTGCCGGATCATGGTCACGTCACCAGCCGGCGGCTCGTCCTCGCCGTCGATGAGGATCGGCAGCTTCAGCAGGTGCCAGTGCTCGCCCGATTTTTGCAGGAGGTGCGCGGTGAAGTCGTCGACATGCAGCCGCTGCATGATGACGATCACCGGCACGTCTTCGTGCGCAAGGCGGGACCGGAAGGTGTTCTCCCAGCGCTCGTTGATGAACCGCCGCGTGGTGTCGAACGAGGCGTCATCGGGCTTCAGCGGATCATCGATGACCAGCGCGCCGGTAAAGCCGGGCTCGGCCAGGATGCCAGCACGAAAGCCCGTGATCGGCTCGCCCGACGCCGCGGCGCGAAGGTGGCCGCCATCAGTGGTCCGCCACAGCCCCTTCGCATTGGTGTCGATGCGCATTCGAACGGGCCAGTGAGCCTGATACCCGTCGAGATTGATAACGTCCTTCACCTTGGACGAGTTGTCCAGCGCCAGTGCCTGCGCATAGCTGGCATGGATGAACCGGGCCCGGGGATTGATCGCGAAGCCGCGGGCGATGAAGTTCACCACCGCGAGCTCGGTCTTCCCGTAGCCCGGCGGCACGTTGATGATCAGCCGGCGGATGGCGCCGGTGAAGACCTGGTCGAGCGCGTCGCAGATGACTTGGTGGAACGCCGCGACCGAGAACGGCTGGCCCTCCTTCTCGACGAAGAACTTCCGCGTGAAATCGAGATGCGAGGCCAGCAAGCGTTTCCGCTCGGCCGCGCGGTCGTCCTCAGTCTTCCTCGCGTCCCTCTCCGCCCGGATCGCCGTCAACAATGCCGATCTGGACAAGTGCACGTTCAAGGGTCTCGAGCTCCTGGTCCGTCATCCCCTTCAGCTTGGTGACGTCGATCGTGGGGATGGCGCCGCCCGTCGGGCCCCCGTGGCGATGATCCTGCGTCGGCCGCCCCCAGCCCCTGTCGAGCACGCTATTGGCCGCTGTGGCGCGCGCCGCTGCGGGGGCATCTGTGTCGCTCATGATCGAGGTGAGAACGCCGATGGCCTGCTCGGTGTGATCGCGGGCGATCTCGGTCAGCGTGCGCTTCTGCTGCGCATTGATCTTGGTGGACGAGCCCGGCCTGCGACCGGCGCCGGGTCGCTTTCCGCCGCGCGCCATGTTTGATTACCTTTGAATATTTGATTGCTGGAGACGACCATGCGCGAAGGGCTCTACAAGGCCGAATACGAGACCCTGAACGACATCGGGCACGGCCTGGTCGTCCTCCGCGATGGCCGCGTCTATGGCGGCGATCCGATGATCTACTACGTCGGCACCTACAACCTCGATGGCGACGTGCTGACCGCCCGGGTGAAGGCTGAGCCCTATGCCGAACCGTCTCACGGCTTCGAGTCGATCTTCGGCAGAGAAAAGAACACCGTGAAGCTGGAAGGGACGGTCGGCAAAGACGACAGCATCTCCCTCGAAGGCCGATCGGACCAAGTCTCAGGGATCGGATTGACGGTCAGGCTTTCTTGGCTCGCCGACTGATGCTTTCCGGCCGGTGATCAGATGGCGCCCCACACTCGGCATCGCCTTCACCGCGCCCTTGATGCCGCCCTTGGCATAGCCGGCGGCGAGGAGGCGGCGGCGGGCAGCGCACGATTTGCACGGCATCTCAACCTCGGATTGGTAAAAGCCCGGTGATCTGGTCCACAATGCGCCAAGTTCTGCAACCGGAGTGAGATCAAATGACCCGCCGGACACTCTCTATCGACGGCATGGATGGCTTCGAGATCGATGATGACGACCGCCTGTACTGGAAAGGCAGAGCCGTCCGTTTTGAGCAGAGGGTCAGCCTACAGGCCTACCAGATCGTGCTCGCGACCATGGCCGCTGTTGGAGCGGTACTGGCCGGCATTCACCCTTTCGGCCATTCCTTTGGGTTCTGGTGAGGCCGCGGATAGCCCGCGGCGCTCGTATCTCATGTAATCGCGTCTGCCGCTAACATCGCCGGTGGTAGGAGCGAAGGCTGCGGCCGTCAGTCTGGAAGCTCTCGGCATACACCGGCTTCAGGATGCCGGGACTTCGCTGCTTGGCGAGCCGATCGCCGCCGTAGCCTTCCGCCGTGACAGCGGCCCGGTCGACGATCGCGAAGTCGATGGGGATGGCGTAGTCGAGATAATCGACGGACACCGTGTAGAGGCCGGGATCGGTCGTCGACGCCATGCTCGGGACGCTGAACATGGCGCAGGCCACAAGGGCCAGGCCGGCGAGGACCA